GTCAATCACTGGTCAAGAGATTATAAATTCTGCAAGTGGTGGCAGTCAAGACTTACAACAGGTTACTGATATAGGGGCTATTACAACTAACAATATAACAGTTGGTAATTTAGCATCTAATAGCACAACAGTATCAAATGGTGGTGTAATTGTATTAGATGCTGTTAACTCAACATTAGTAGAATTATTAGATGATGGATCTGTTGGTATTCAAACAGGATCTAAAGAGGCATTTTTACAAACTACTAATGTAGTTAATGATGATGTTATACTTGAGTTCCCTAATAAAGCCACAGGTAGTTATACAATAGCAACTACAGGAGATTTAACAAGTGGAACGGTAACAAGTGTAGACTTGACTATGCCTTCTGCATTCACTGTATCTGGCAACCCTATCACAACAACAGGAACATTAGCGGTGACTGGAGCAGGTATAGCAACTCAATATGTCAGAGGCGATGGATCACTTGCCAACTTCCCTACAACAAGTGGAGGTGGTGCATCTATTAGCTATTATCTTAATGGCTCAGTAAGTCAAGGTACATTTGGTGGTGTTGCAATGAAAGAAATTAATAAAACACCAATCATAGGCACTGGCACAGATTTCACTATCAATGCAAATGGATATATTCAATCATTCATAACAGATGCTAATGATCCTAATCAATTAGAGATACCAGGTGGAAATTGGAACTTTGAGACCTATTTTTCTGCATCAAGCAGTGGAGGTACTCCATCTTTCTATGTAGAACTTTACAAATGGGATGGTACTACTTTAACCTTAATTGCATCTAATTCAGCAAACCCCGAAGGTATAACGGGTGGCACAGCAATAGACTTATACTTAACAGCTCTTGCAGTACCACAGACTACGCTTGCCTTAACAGATAGGTTAGCTGTTCGTATATATGTTACTCATAGTGGTAGAACTATTACACTACACACAGAGGATAATCACCTTAGTCAAATTATAACTACATTCTCAACTGGTTTAACGGCATTGAATGGTATTACAGCACAGGTTCAAAGCCTTGCAGTAGGTACATCAGGTACTGACTTTGCCATAAACTCAACAGGAAGTACTCACACATTTAACTTACCAACGGCATCAGCAACCAACAGAGGTGCATTGAGCACAACAGACTGGAGTGCATTCAATGCTAAGGCATCATACACACCTCGTGTGCAATCAGTTACAAGTGCATCAACGGTAACACCTGTAAGCACTAATGACTTAGTCAAGATAACAGCACAGGCAGCAGCCTTAGCACTTGCCAACCCAACAGGCACATGGGATGAGGGGCAACCTTTAATGATACGCATCAAGGATAACGGAACTGCCAGAGCTATTACCTGGGATACTAACTATAGAGCTATAGGTATAACACTACCAACAACAACGGTATTGAGTAAGACTACTTATGTAGGTATTATTTACAACTCAACAGATGGTAAGTGGGATGCTATAGGAGTAACAACACAGGCATAAGATGGGATACTATCCGTTGATATCTATAATGCCAAAGGCAGCAGCACTCGACCCAGATGCTCAAGCATTCATTACAGCGGCTGCAATAACAAACCCAACACAACAAGCGGCAATCAATACTTTGGTAGTTGACTTGAAAGGGTATAATGTGTGGAGTAAAATGAAGGCTTTGTATCCGTTTGTAACTGATAAAACAGTTGAAGCAGATATTAAGTCACAAATGAAATTTAACCTAAAAGACCCACGAGATTTAGATGTTGCATTTAGATTAACTTGGAACGGTGGCGGTTCGTGGACTGCAAATGGTTATCAACCTAATGGAATAAATGGTTTTGCTAATACTTTTTTACAGCAAAGTCTAATTAATTCAAACGGACATTTGAGTTATTATTCAAGGACTTTAGCCGTTGGTGTTCAAATAGAAATGGGATGTTGGGATGGGACAAGCTTTCCTTTATTTATATTAAGACCTTCTGCTAATTTTGTGTTTGGTAATAATGCATTATCTTTTACAACTACAACTGATGCAAGAGGTTTTTGGTTAGGTACGAAAAGAGCAAATAATGATAGAGAGATTTATAAAAATAATATTTCTGAAAGCACCAATACTACTAATGATGCAAATGCAAGTAAAAATATAAATATTTATATTGGAGCAAGAAATATTAACAATTTTTCAATAGATTTTCCAAGTAATAAACAAACGGCATTCTCTTCAATAGGTGATGGCTTAACAGATACCGAAGCGGCTAACTTTTATACAGCAGTACAAGCATTCCAAACAACATTAGGACGTCAAGTATGAAACTAACACAACTAACAGTAGAAGAAAAGTTGACCTATGTAGGTTTATTAACAGAACTACAAAAGAATGAGATAGTAGGTCAGTTATACGCACCTGATAGCTATTTTAATCCTATTCAGGACTTGAATGATAACTGGATTATTTCAGTTGAGGAGATGGAGCAGTGCGTTAATCCTGACTATCTTTGGGTAAAAGATTTGGAAATGATACCATACGAACCTAAACCAACCCCAATACCTTTATAATAATGGCAAGATACGCAAATAACGGAGAATTTAATGTCCTTTACCCCACAAGGAGAAGGATGGCAACTATATTAAAACGTATAATCAGAAATGATGTTGTTGATGGTCAGGGTACATTGGTAGAGTCTATCAGAATCAATGCCAAGATAACAGGCTTTGAGAAACTGGAGATACAAATCATTGCCATGTACTACTTTATTTTCCTTAATAATGGCGCATTCTTATGGAATGGTGGAGTAATTACACCAAGAGACTACGTTGCAACGTTCACAGATGAGCTTAATGCGGCTGGTATTACTGCTGAGATATACTCACAGTACACTGAGTGGATGACAAAACGGTATCCTATCCTACAAGTGGCAGAAATACTTGAAAAAAATCAAAAAATAGTCTATACATTCGAGGCATTAGATCCTCCTGCAGGCTTCAAGGTAGGTTATCCTTTAGATGTTTAACTCCTTCTTCATAGCCATCATATTAAAGGTTAGAACAAGTGGCATATCAGTGACCTGGTCAAACTTAGTCAGGTCTTCATTACACAGTCCATACAGCAACCTTTCCCAGCTCCACTTGATAGCACTCTTATGTTCCTGTTCAGCCTTGGCATCTTGAGAGTTAGCTGGCTTAATAGCTTCCTCTTCATCTTCTGACTCATCTGCTTGGAAGAGTAGCTCATATTTCTCCATGAACGTGGTCCTGAATGCTAAGTACTCAGTGATTATACCGTATATCTCATTGATGCAGTACTCATCAAACAGCTCAGACCGTTCAAAGGGTGAGTACTTGTAAGGCTCAAAGATTAAGTCTCCCCACTCATTGATGCTGTGTTTTCTGTACAGGATAGAGGCTACATGTGAGATGTGCTTGATGTAGTCATTGGCAAAGAAGTACTCAAGGTCAATAAACTCACCTACTGTGAGCTTAGATAATGGCTTGAACTTCCACTCACCAAGTACATGCTTGTAGAACTTAGACGGCTCAGAGTTAATGAAGGTGATATCTTTAAGCATATCACCCACTTCACTTATGTCAAGGTCCTCTAAGTCATCGGATGGTATGTCAGCCAGTGTTGCAAGTATCTCTATCTCCCTGGTAAAAGTTTCTTCAATGGTATATAGTGACCTAATCTCTTTGAACTGAAAGACATCTATCTCACTCCACGACTTCGGCAGGTGCATCCTTAGGCATTTGTTTGGCTAACTTCTGACCTATCTCAACTAAGTAAGGTACTGCTAACTCAGCCTTTAGTTCACGTATCATCTTAGCCTTATGCTTGATGTGTGCCTCTGCATAGTGCTCAGCCTTGGTCAAGTCATCACGCTTGAACAGGATAGCCAGTAACTCAGCTATGTATCCCTTATGTTTGGAGTGCATAACCTTCTCAATGTGCTTAGTATCCTTCACTGATAGTCTGAATGTATCACCATCAAATGCCTTGTAGGTGTATCCTTCCATCTCAATGGACTGCTGTAGCTCAGGCTTACCGCTAAGGTCATTGAATACCTTAACACATTCCTTGAACTCTTCAATAGATACATCCTCAAAGTCTACCTCTGGCACACCTAACAACTCAAACACCTCAAGGTGCTTAGCTATTGCATCCAATTCATTGTTGGCATGGATATTTGTGATCTGTTCAAACTGTAAGACCGTCAACTCATTCAGTTGATTAGGTACTTCCCTTCCTAAAATTGTTACCATAGAATTATTTTTTAACAAATATACAACTTTCTACAATATAGGCATGGACAGACCAGTGTACAAAATTACTATTGATGAGGCTTACTCAGACGGTGAGGACTTAGGTGTTGATATGATAGCATTCACATCCAAGCCAGCAATCAAAGTCAAGGGTATGGCATTCAATTCTCATGTTGCACCTATGTCATTCAGTGATAGTGTTAAGATGCGTATTGTTGCACCTGCCATGATACCTATGAACATCTATAGAATGGATGAGGATACAGAGGAAGAGTATGATGTGCAATTCTCAGTAGATGTGATTGAGCAGATACATGCTAAATTCATGCTTAACCTAAGCAACAAAAATATCTTTAACCTGGAGCACGATCAAAATAAGATAGTACCAGCATACATCCTTGAGGCTTGGATAGTAGATAACCCTGAGACTGACAAAGCATTCACAACATATGGCATTGAGGTACCTAAGGGCACTCTAATGCTAACAAGCCAAGTAACTGACAAAGACTACTATAATAAGTTAGTGGAGTCGGGTCAAGTAGGGTACTCAATAGAGGGCTTCCTTGGTATGAAATTATCGCAACACTTAAATAAATATACAATGAAGTTACCAGATGGAGAACACATGATTGAGGATAAAATCTACGTTGTAAAAGACGGGGAAGTTATTGAGATCAAAGACGTACCTGCACCAGCAGAAGAGGAAATGGCAGCAGCCGTTCCTGCAGAAGAGGAAGCAGCTCCAGCAGAAGCAGAAGCAGAAGCTGTAGTTGAGGAGGAAGTAGCAATGACAATTGACCCTGTGCTTGATGCAGAGGCAATTCTTGCAATTGTAGCACCAGTTATTGAGGAGCAAGTTAATCAACTTGTTGCTATGATAGCAGACTTAAAAAACCAACTGGAGGAAAGTCTTTCAGCTGAGACTGTGGAGGAGGCAGCCCCAATGGCAATGACTGCACACGAGAAATTTAAAGAATTTGTAAAATTTTCAAAAACCAAATAACATGAACCGTAATTTAAAATTCAATTTAGATATTGAAACAAACGCACTTTTGTGTGCGAATCCTGATGAGTTCTACTCTAAGGCGTATTTATCAAGTCCTGATATTGCTAACAATTTCAGAACTCTACCTTCAATTAAGTCAAAAACGAAATTGGCAAACGTAACATTTGGATCGCTTTTACAGGCATCCACGTGTAACTTCAATGCGCCTACAGATTCATTAGATGCTATTGACATTGATGTTTGTCCATTGTCTGCAATGGCTCAACTTTGTCAGTTTGATTTAGAGCAATCATTCTTAGCTTTACAAATGGCTCAAGGGTCAAACGGTGACTTCACTGTAGCATCTTTCATGTCATACTACTGGAATGAAATGGCTAATGTAATTGGTCAAGACTTAGAGTTGTTGAGATGGCAAGGTGATATCCTATCTGAGGATGATTTATTGTCTTTGTGCAATGGATACTTAGTTCAATTGTGTGGTGATGAGAATATTGCTGCTGGTTTATACTCAGGTGCTATCTCTACATCAAATGTATTGACTGTATTAGAGGCTGTAGTTAATGCTGCTCCTGCTGCAATTGTACGTAAAAAATCAGAGCTTAGATTGTATGTTTCAACAAACGTGGCTAATGCTTATGAGTTGAAAGCTGCTCAAGGTAACACTCAAACTTATGTTACATTACCTTTAGGATTGACTTTCTTAGGTATCAATGTAGTTGTATGTGAAGGTATGCCAGACAACACTATCGTATTGACTTTGAGAAACAACCTTATCTATGCATTTGATGCAGAGGGAGATTCAAAAGCATTGAAAGCTGTTAACTTATCTGACACTGTTGCTGAGCCTTACTTAAGAACTCGTGCAAACATGAAAGCTGGTTTCCATTATACGAACCCTGCAGAGATCGTTGTTTATAACGTATGTTTTGACTAACAATATAAAGGGGGGCAGTAAGTGTCCCCCTATTTTTAACACTTAAAAAATCACACAAATGAGCTGTACAACTCTCGAAACCATACTAAAATCTTGTGATAACAACTCAGGTGGTATCTACAGATTCTTTATTGGTCAACAAGATAACGTTGACTCTATTTCTACAGATGAGACTGGCACCAACTGGCAAGTAGATGGTATCACATTAGTAGATCCTTTAATTCCTTTCATTGAGCTTGAGTTCAAACGCAATACATCTTCTTTCACAGAGGAGTCTGCAATTGACTTAATTAATGGCTCAAGCTACGTTACTCAGACTATCAACTTGATGTTTCACAGACGTCAACAAGAGAAGTCAAGAGCTATTCAAATCTTAGCTGCTGGTCAACAGTACCTTACAGGTTTATTATTAGATGCTAATGGCATTTGGTGGTACTTCCCATTCTTGCAGTTATCTGCAACGGGTGAAGGTTCTGGGACAGCTCGTGCAGATGGTTCTAAGTACAGCGTTACTCTAATTGCGGAGAATGAGACTTTGGCTTATACTATTGATGAGGCTATTTTAGGTCCTATCACTGAGCCTACAGTTTAATCTGCCATAGATTAATTTAGCAGAGAGCCTCACTTCGGTGGGGCTTTTTTAATTATTACTCACACGTAATACAATATAGGTATGATATATCTTGAGAAAGGTCAGGTTAATAGCTTTGTGTTGACTCTTACAGAGGTCACAACTATACCCAACCCTTACTATTTATTTGAGTTTGAGGATGAGTTCAACACTACATCAGAACCAATCTACTGGGAAGGTACTGATACCTCATCTTGGACATCAAGATATAACCTGTTCACAATAGATGAGCCTACAGATATTGACTTCGTAAAGGGTCAGTATAGATACAAAGTGTATCAGAGCTCAGAACCCACACTTGATCCTGCTGGCTTGACCATGATTGAAGAGGGTAGACTTGTTGTGGCAGGAGTAGTAACTAATTCAATATATGACTAATGGCATGGTATAGTAGATTCGTAGGCAGTAAGCCTCAAGCACATGAGGTGATAGAGGGATATCAATCATTCAGTACACCCTTCCAAAAGGTAGGAGGTGCAAACTTATCTCTGCCTTATGTCAATGGTAGATACCAGGTGGCAGGTTATATTCCATTTGGGCAGGACAACCAATTTCCGGAGCTGATCAACCAATTGTACTACACCTCACCTTTACATGGTGCTATAGTGGACTTCAAGACCAACGCTGTAATTGGGGGAGGATATACCCTTGAAACTGAGAAAATGTCCAATGATGACAAACTCAAGTTATACACCTTTGAAAAAAAGATTAAATTAGGTAAGGTTGATAAGGCACTTACTCAGCAACTGATAGTACATCATAGAGTTTACTTTAAGTTATGCTACAATAAGAAGGGTGACCTATATAAAATTGAGAATATCTCACCTGAGAAGGTCAGAGTGGCAAGGGATAAGATAACTTACTTCCTTTGTGATGACTGGTCAGCTCGTATTGATGTTATGCCTATTAAGAAATACCATCCTACCTGCACTGACTTAGAGCAGTTATACTGCTATGAGTTAATGACTTTGGGTCAGGAGTGGTATCCGCTTCCTCAATATACCTCTGCTTTAAACTTTGCTTTTTTATCAGGTGAGTTGAGCTATTTTGCTAAGGCTAACATCCAAAACTCAATATTTCCATCTTTTGCTATGATGTTCCCTAAGAGACCACAGTCAGAGGAGGAGAAGTCAATGATAAAAAATACTATTGATAGGTTGAAAGGAGCTGCTAATGCCGGTAAGGCTGTTGCATTCTTTGCAAACAACTCAGACCAACTACCAAAAATTGAGGCTTTACCCGTAAACAACAATGATAAACTCTTCCATGAGGCATCTGCACTCAACACTGAGCAGATATGTTTCTCACATACAATTGACCCTATCCTTATGGGTGTACGCACCACTGGCTCACTTGGTGGCGGTGCTGACATCAAGCAGGCTTATGTTGTATTTGAGAAAAATGTAGTAATGCCATTGAGAAACGAGGTAGAAGCCATCGTAAATGAGCTCCTATTGATAGCTAAGATACCAGGTAAGTACATGATTAACAACTTCCAGATAATCAATGAGACTATCGTAGAGATAGAGGGAGATGCATCCAAGACATCTGATGCCATCAACTCATTAAGTCCATTGGTAGCAACTAAAGTATTGAATGCAATGACTCCAAACGAGGTCAGAGCCCTGGCATCATTACCTCCTATAGAAGGTGGCGACATTATACCAACTGAAACACCTGCACTATGAACTACTTTATAACAGAGACCTATCTAAAAACTAACACACCTATCACAGCAAATGTTGATGTTACGGATGTGACTCCATATATAGCAACACAAGCCCAGCTTAGAGTAATGCCTATCCTGGGTACGTTGTTTTATAACTATCTACTTGCAGCATACAATGCTCAGACATTGAACAATGACGAAGAGACCCTTGTAGGCTTCATACAGCCAGTGATAGCTTGGAGGAGTGCTGAGGATGCGGTATTTGGATTGACTTACCAACTTAAGAACAAAGGACTGCAGACTCAATTCGGAGACTTCTCTGCATCTGTAGGACGTTCTGAGGTTGCCTTTGGCATGGAGCACTACGCACAGAAGGCTTCATTCTTTGAGCAACGGTTGATCAGGTACTTAGTAGCTAACAGAGACTTGTTCCCTGAGTTTACTGACCCTGCCAATAGAGATACTGACCTTAGACCTATGATAGACAGATGCATCTGTGACTGTGTGGGTGTATGCCATAGTGGATGCCCATGTGGTGGGATGAGAGAGAACGGATATAATAACTCAATACTGATACTGTAATGGACTTTAATGAAATAGCCTTCACAATAATAACAATACTCATTTCGGGTGTAGCATACTTCCTGAAAGGGGTGCACTCAGATATTAAAGCATTAGCAGAAGAGCAGAAGAGAATCATTGAGAGTCAAGGAAGGCTCAAAGGTAAGATTGAACTGGTTGACAATGAGTCCAGGTTCAAGTATGAGGCCATTGAGAAGATGACTCAGCTGGAGATTAAGCACCTGGCAGAGCAAATCAGTGAGCTAACTCAGTCAGTAAAGAAATTAATAGAGGTACAACTAACAAGATGAGCATGAGAGAAAGATGGTCAGCTCCCACTCCTAAGTTCTGGAAGAGAGTACAGAGAATAGCTATCACAGTAGGGGCTGTAGCAGGTGTTATTATTGCTGCACCTATCACATTGCCAGCAGCAGTAGTAACTGTTGCAACATACGCTATCACAGCAGGTACTGTAGCGGCTACATTATCACAATTAACAATAGAAAGCAATGAGCAACGTTAAGAGCTACACTGATAAGCAATTACTTGATAGAGTTAAGTCACTACCTACATATAAGAGCATACCATCTGATATGTGGCTGTTGTTTGTTAGGTCAAATGAGGATGCAAATGATGTGTTTGATGACAAAGTATATACCTGGATAGGCTCAGACTTCCAATTTGTGACCTCCTGCACCACTAACAAGGGCAACAAGGGTACTGCTGTTATGGAAGCTGACCGATGGAACTATGATGCCTATGCTTATGGACTTCACAAAGGTAAGATGGAAGCACTTAGGCAGGTTGCTAAGGTGCCATATCGTAGAGACTACACCTCAGATGGTAAGACCAACCCAACTACCAAGCTCATGGATAACATTATCTTTATGAATATACATGGAGCAACCTATAACAAGGGCAGCCAACAAGTGGCAACTAAGATAGGTGGATGGTCAGAGGGATGCCTGGTCCTTAATAACAACCCTGACTATGAGCGCATGGTCAAGATGGCTAAAGACTATGCAAGAGTAACAATCGCACTTATAAACGAATTTTAACATGGCAAAGAAAGTAGGCAGACCTAAGAAAGTTGATCTAATCATTGAGACCAACAAGGCAGAAATTGAGTACCACAAAGACGGTACTAATCATGATCTCAAGTATGATGGTAAGAAAGTAGATGTGCACATCACAAAGGATGAGGAAGGTACCAAAGTAGAGGTAGTATCTGAGAATAAGTTCCTGAAAGCAGTTGCAACCTTGGCATCTAAATTCATTGTAAAGAGATTTAAAAAAAAATAGTACTTGCATACTTACCATAAGAACAGTTAGCAGGTCATTCTAATACACCTCCTATGCCTATCAATGATGCACACTTAGGAGGTTTTTTTATGTCTAAATTATCCCGTTTTATCCCGTCCAGACCTGATATCCTTATTTAGAATGGTTATAAATTACAATTATTTTCAACAAATTGTACATAAAAATTTGCACGTATAGAAAATATTAGTACTTTTGTAAGGTAATCAAATCAAAAAAAAATGGAAAAATTTGTAAAAGACTGCGAAGAGTGCCAAGGAAATGGCAGAACTTACACCAACAACACATGGGATAATGACCCTCAGTATGATGTATCTTATGAATGCAAGTATTGTGAGGATGGTAAGGTTAAAGATAGTGAGGCATGGTCTGAAGCTATTGAGGATGCTGAGTACATGATTGAGGGTATGATTGACCGTATCAGATTGACATCAGATAACATCATGGTATGTGCTAAATTAGACTGCACTAACCTTGTTGCAAGATACAAAAAAAGACTGCACACACAAGCTCGTGCACTTGCAAGACTTGAGATATACAAAGCTAACCTTCAAAACTTATAATCATGACAGAGAATCAAAAAGCAATAGTTGACTGCCTTATAATGGGAGGCGTAGCCTTGGCAGTGACAATTTTCCTTATAATCATAGGAGTAGTAGGATGATTAATTTAGCATACATCAACGGGTGGGATAGGTTCAATGAGAGCCTGTACTACCGTTACCTTAAAGCAATAAACAATGTGGACAGTACACTACAAAGCATACACTCAAGGACAGTGGATGAGATTCAGCAAGATCGTAGAAGCAGACTCATCTGCTCAAGCAAGGCAAAGAGCCGACATATGGGAGAAGTTAATAATAAAAGTAAGTAAGATATGAGCACAAAAGACAAAGCAACTGACATCTATACCAGGTCAATTAGGCTTCATGGATTATATGAAGGCAAGCAGCACGCCATTGACTCAGCTGTGGCAATTCAAACATTGGCCACATACGACCAACAGAAGTACTGGCAGGAAGTAATAAAACTAATACAAAGCAAATGACATCAACAATGACCACAGTAGTACTGGCTTATAAAGCCATCTATTATACAACAAAATACTCATGAATCAACTTAAGATGTACAGGTGCATTAAACTAATGGAGCTCCTGCAAGATACTCCCAGACAAATCTACACCATTGCAAGGTACTTGGGAGTGACTGATAGGACAGTGTACAGATACTTTGACTTGTTTAAGCAGTTAGGGTATACACTTGAGAGAGATAGTAATAATAAATATAAATTAACGAAATGAAACAGTACAGAGTATGGCTTGAGGATACAGTCGAAGAGGAAGGTGGGTTCTGGTGGTACTGCTGGCTGGATGCAGATGGCTTCCTTCATGACCACACCTATCCAGATGAGCATCCAGATACATTGCAACAATACCTGGCTTGGGGATATAAAGTGGAGGAGGTGACCAATGAGTGAAGAGGCAAAAATGGCACTACTAATGTTTAGTGTAGGGATAATAGTACTAATGATAGGAATGATATACAATGACAACAGAAATAATTAACTACATCAAGGAGCATAACCTTGACTCACCCAGACGGCACAGAGAATACTCTTATAAAAGGTCTTATCTGGCTTATCTCCTGCACAAGCAAGGCATGACATTGCAACAGATAGCTGATGTGTTCAATAGAACTCATGCTACCATAATGCACTGCATCACTTTGCACAAGCACTTCATGACTCAGAATGATACAATCTATCTCTTCCATATAAAGACGGAGGTAGATTACTTCCAGCCAATGGTAGAGATCAAGAGGAACATCTTTAATGAGATACTCAATGCATACAACACCACAGATTTAACAAGAATAAAAGAAAGAATATTAAATAATGAATATTTATTAGTATCTTAGCTCTGCTTTTACCTGATTGATTATCCGAAAAGACCCCCTCCTTGACTGGCTGGGGGTTTTTTTGTGCATTTTTGCAAGGGTAGAATATTTTGTAACTAATTGATTTTCAAAGGTTGCAAGGGTAGCAAGGGTAAACAGACATTCTTTTGAAACTTCAAATACAAATAATTTATTTTTTTATTTCTAAAATAAAATATTTTATATCTCATATATAATTAAACTTTTTACCCTTGTATCCCTTGCAAGCCAGTAAAACATTGACTTTTTACCCTTGCTGTATTCTTGCAAAATTAATTTTTACCCTTGCACCCCTTGCAAATATGTTTTTTATTATTATCTTTGCAAAGGGGTTGTCGGAGGCATCCACTTAAAAGGTTTTCTTGCTACCTTTCCCCCTATTTTTTTTTAGCAAGAATTTTTAAAGTAAGAATGAAATATGATTAGTTATTGGTTTAGTGTCAAAGACACAAAGAAAGACTTTGAACGCACATCAGTTGATGAGCTTTTGGAACACATTAAAAATGGTAAATGGAAAGACCAGGTTGAGCTGGTGCGTTCTGAAACAGATGAAAAAAGGAGAAAACAACAGAAACTTGTTCTTCCCAGTGTAACAATCGGAGGTGTATTCTCTGAAAGAAGTGAAAAAACACTTGAAAAACATTCTGGTTTTATCTGTATTGATGTTGATAATTACACAGACCGTTCTAAAATCAATGAAGACCCATACACATACGCATCATTCAGCTCAGTAGGTGGTAATGGATTTGCAGTAATTTGCAAAGTTGACCCACTTAAACATAAGGAGTCTTATAATTTCATTGCTGAGTATTATTTCTTGAATTATGGCATAACAGTTGACCCAGCTCCAAAGAATGTTGCCAGCTGTAGATTTGTTAGTTATGATCCTAATTTGTTTTTGAATCCAAAATCTAAGAAAACAAAATCCAAAGTAGAAAAAAAGAGACTGCCTAAAAACATTTCTATAATAGTACCCAAAACTGATATTGGTGACCTGGTGAATCAAGTGACAAAATCAGTTGCAGATGAGTATTCAGATTATATAGCTTTGTCTTTTTCAATTGCTGTAGGTTTTGGTAGTGAAGGACGCGAATATTTCCACAAACTTTGTAGTTTTTCTGATAAATATGACTATGAACAAGCAGATAAGCAATACAACATTGCCTTAAAAAGGACTGGCACTGGCATCACAGTAGGAACATTCTACTATTTTCTTAAGCAAGGAGGTGCAGACTTAACAAAATACAACTCAGATAAGGCAATTTCAAGTGTGAAACTTGCTAAGAGAATGAATACTCCAAAACTTGAAGTAGTAAAAGAGCTGGCAAAGGAGAAAAACATTGATGAGAATGAGGCTTTGGAGATAGTAAATGAGATTTTTGACCGTAATGACATGGACATTCGCCATGAAGGAGGTGCTGAAAATATGATTATCAACTGCTCAAATTTTATCTTGAAAAAGTTTAACATTAGGAAGAATCTAATCACTAGAAAATATGAGTGGAATGGTGTGTCCATGTATGAAAAAGAATTTAATACAGTTTTTCTTGAATGCAGAATGACATTTGATGACAAGTCAATCACATTTGACATTGTCAATCGTATAATTCAATCAGTTGCAATACCTGAGTACAATCCATTTTTTGAGTATGTTGAGGCAAACAAGCAAAGAATTTCCAACGGTAACATCCAAAAACTATGTGACTCAATAAAAAGTAACACACCATTAAAGGATAGGTTTATAAGAAAGTGGATGATAGGAATTGTGGCTTGTATCTATGGCAATCCAGTACGATCTGTTTTAGCATTAACAGGTGGTCAGAATACAGGAAAAACAGAATGGTTTAGAAGGTTACTTCCAAGTGCACTTCAACCTTATTATGCTGAGTCTAATTTGGATAGAGGTAAGGATGATGAACTATTGATGTGTGAAAAACTGATTGTGATGGATGATGAGATGGGAGGAAAGTCCAAGCAAGATGAGAAGAAATTTAAGGAATTGACATCTAAAAACTATTTCTCCCTTCGTGCTGCTTATGGCAGATATAATGAAGACTACAAAAGGCTGGCTATTTTATGTGGCACATCTAATGACCATCAGTTAATAAATGACTCTACAGGTAACACAAGAATTTTGCCTATTGATGTTTCATTCATTGATCATGCAATATACAACTCAATTGATAAGGATGACTTGTTCATGGAATTACATCGTGCATACACAAGTGGTGAGGTTTATCAATTGGTTGAGACTGAATTGAGTATCTTGAATGAAGTAGGAAGGTCCTTTGAATCTATCCCATTTGAAAGGGAGTTAATATTGAAATTCTTTAACATCCCAAGCAATAGAGGTGAATGGTTGACAGCAACTGAAATTAAAGATATCATTGAGTCACATTCAAAGCAGCGTATCTTATCCATGAAGAAGTTAGGCAGTGAATTAAAGCAGACTTTTGGCAATCCATTATTCAAGGATAGGTCAAACAAATACTATGTAGAAAGGAAGTCAGAGATTATGGAACAAATTAATCCCTTTGCACTATGATAGAGTTGTATGATTATCAGCAGAGATATATTGAAGAAATCAAGAAACACTTTGCAAATGGCAAAAAACGCTTGATATTATGTTCTGCAACTGGAAGTGGTAAAACAGTTATGTTTAGTTACATGACAAAGCAAGCCTTTGACAAAGACAAAAGAATCTTGATTTTAACAGATAGAAAAGAGTTATTTAGTCAGTCAAGCGGTGCACTGGTTGAAATGGGATTGCATTGCAATGAAATCAAGCCAAATAAAAAAGTAGATTTTTCACATTCTTTGTATGTTGGTATGATCCAAACAGTCACACGTAGAATCAAGAATGTAGAATATCAAGAGCTAATTAAGTCTTTGGATTTGATTATCCTGGATGAGGCTCACAAATCTATCTTTGACCCTATCTTTGAATACATATCAGATAATACATTTGTAATTGGTGCAACTGCCACACCTCATCGGGAAGGAAAGCAACAATCACTTGAAAAATTTTATAATGACATAGTCCAGGTGATAGACACACCCGATTTGATTATTAAAGAGAAATTATCACCTTGCAAAACTTATGGTGTGAAAGTGGATTTATCTGGCATCAAAACTAAAAGTGGTGACTATGATGAGAAATCTATGGCTGACAAATTCAGTGAAATAAAGTTATTTCATGGGGTGTATGAAAATTACATGAGAATCTGCAAAGGCAAAAAAGCAATTGTCTTTGCTCCAAATGTAGAAAGTAGTCGCGAGCTTGTGGATGACTGGAAAGAGGCAGGACTTCCAATTAAACACGTAGATTGTTATATGTCAGATTTGGAACGTAAAGAAATAATTGACTGGTTCAAAAATACTGATGGTGCAATTATTTCAAACTATGGAATTTTGACTACAGGATTTGATGTTCCAAGTATTGAGGTGGTGATACTGTATCGTGCAACAAAATCCCTTCCTTTATTTTTGCAGATGGTAGGAAGGGGCTCAAGAATATCAAGTGGAAAATCTGATTTTACTTTGCTTGATTTTGGCAACAATGTCAAAACTCATAACTATTGGGAACACCCCCGGCAATGGTCCTTGAAGAAAAAAGAAAAAAAAGAAGGAGCAGCACCAATTAAAGAATGCCCAAATTGTTCCTTCCTCCTTCATGCACCCATCATGGTGTGTCCTGAATGTGGACATCAATTTGAAAAGTCTGAGGAAGAAAAAGAAAATAAAGTAATTGCTGAATTGGTTTTGATGACTCCAAGTAATATAATAGCACTTGCACAAAGGTCATCAATAAAAGAACTTATCCAAATTCAAATAGCAAGAAATTATCAAAAGAGCTGGATTTTTCACTACTTAAAAACAGCTGATGACTTTAAAGAATATGGTAAATTAATGAAGTATCATTACAAATGGGCTCAACATCAAATTAAACTTAGACACTTATGAAAAACGAATCAGCAATCCAGCAGGAATGTTTTATTTGGTTTAACAACACATTCTGCTTAAAACATCATGATCCAAGATTTATTATGTTCAGCATCCCAAATGAGGGCAAAAATGCAGTTGAACAAATCAGAAAAAAACAAATGGGGATGTTACCAGGTGCATCTGATACAATCATAGTATTGGATGGTCAAGTAATATTCTGCGAGTTTAAGGATGAGAAAGGAAGGCAATCAGATAAGCAAAA